ATAGGAAAAAACTATAAGTGTTATTAGATTATATACCTTGCATACGAGGGTCTTTTGAAAAAAGATTGCGTTTCGCTTTTGGTCTTGCGATACTATCTTTACTTCTTTTTCTTAATTGAGCCCTACTAGATTCACTAACACGCTTTTGTCTAATTAGAGCCTTTAAGTCCTTTACTAGGTCCATAACGGCCTCCTTTGTTAGTGCGTTGCTTCAGCGATTGCTTACTTCCGACTTTTAGTCCAACGATATTATTATTTATATCTTTATGGATTAATTTAGAAAAATAGATGGTAAGAGGATTGTTTGGTTGATAGGATTCGTATTCGCTACGATAACTGCGTTTTCTTTTGGCCACGAAGTTTACTTTTATTTATACCAGGCTTGCCTTTTACGGACAATACTATATAATAGTGTAATGATAAAAGATTTATTTAAAATCGGTATATATTTTGTTGACTTAAATTTAGATGTAAAAGCAATTAAAGACTATTGTTTAGACTATAGAAAAAATGATACAGCACAAGATAATTCTAGCCACTCAAATAGAGGTGGTTATCAATCATCATACCTAGATGGTAAACATTTACCACTTAATAAATTATTCCAAGAAATGGAAGACCATTCAAATGTATATAATCAATCACTAGGGTTTAGTGAGAAAAGAAAAATAGATTGTATCTGGATAAACATAAACGGTTATAAAGATTACAATATAGAACACGCTCATGCTGGTTGTAAGTTGTCAGGTGTATATTATGTAGATACACCAAAAGATTGTGGTAATATATTGTTTTATCCACCACACCTTGATGTATTAGAATCAAATTGGTACAATGAAGAAAAAAATAGTTTATATAACTATTCTAGTTTTTGGATGCCTGCAATAGCAAATAGAATGTATATCTTTCCTAATTGGCTAAGACACGGAACAGAACCTAATTTAAATAAAGAGGAAGAAAGAATGAGTTTGTCTTTTAATGTAAATTAATGAAAAAGTATATACGAACATATGATAATGTATTGCCACACGCCTTGTGTAAAACTTTAATTGATAAGTTTGAAATCAATACAGACCAACATATTAAAACCGATTTAGATGACCATAGACATTTTACAGAAATCAATATCAATGAACACCAAGATTGGTCTGTCATTGTAAAAAGTTTATACAATGGTTTAAAACCTTACATACAGAAATACAAAGAAGATTGCGATATACAAGAAAAACAATGGCCTGATAATTATGGTTTTGAACAAATAAGAATGAAACGATATTTACCCAATGATAAAGATGAATTTAAAAACCATGTAGATGTGGGCGACTATGCGTCAGCTCGTAGATTTATGGTATTCTTTCTTTATCTAAATGATAACTATGGCGGCCATACTTCTTTTAGTGAGTACGACACCGTTGTTCAACCTAAATCAGGTAGATTACTCATGTTTCCACCCACATGGACATACTTACACGCAGGACATAAACCGTTAGAAACACCGAAGTATATCATAGGTTCTTATCTACATTACCTTTAAGAATTAAAGAGATTTTCCGAGTCCGATTTTAGATAGGTATTAATCTATCTTACTAATAGTACATTGAAGTACCAAGTAGAACAGTAAAAACAATATAACTACTGTCTTCACTTTCCTCTTATTGTGTGAGTCCATTAGTATTATTTAGAATGTATGAAAAGTCTGTCCGTTGGTTCCTGGAGCTTCCTCTGGAAACGGCACACCGATATATATAATAGTACGAAGCTTGACATCATGCGACAAATGGTGTATAATAGACATATGACTAAAAAAAAGTATTTCCACGAAGTAATAGAAGAAGACGAAAAGATACTGGCAATTGGCCTTAAACAAAGTAGATTGCATAAAAAAGAAAGACTTGATAGGGAGAAGACTAAAGAAAAGTCTTTGCACGAAGTATTAATGGAAGGCTTTAGAGAAGAACAAGAACAAAGAAGATTAGAAGAATTAGAAGAAGAAGAAAAGACACCAAGTGAAGAATTACAAGATGAATTGGAACCAATAGATGATTAAAGGTTGTGTAGGGTTTAGTCACATAAAAGGCCGTCTTACCGGTAACATGATATTAGTAAGAGGTAAAAGAGTAATAGAAGTGTGTTTACCATATCCATTATATGTACTTATAAAAAACGCTTATCCTAGAAAAAATATCCTCGGAAAAATTTTGTTTAGTAAACCTAAATTGGCGTTTAAGTTGGAAAAAGAATAAAGACTGCCTTTATAAAACCGTTGGATGTTATTACATTTATAGATTAAAAGCCAGCCTGTTCCTACACTAAGCGCTTTTTCTGGAGATTTACGGATTTAAGTCTATTGTTGACCCTCTTATAGTAGTAGAGCCTGTCGTGTTGTGTGTCGTTGTACCTGATACATTCTTTACCTCTGAACCATCAACGGCCATTGTAAAGTTACCACCTACCTTGACATTGTAATCACCACCTGAATTAACATTGATATTGCCATCTACTGTTACCATATTAATATTGCCTTTATCTACCTGTATGTTTATATTGGCATTAGGGCCTATCTGTATATCGTAGTTATTATTTTCTGTACCTGATTTATTAATAAAGACCTTGTGTCTGCCATCTATACTAATATCACAATTACCTATAATTTCTGCTTGCCTTTTACCACTTAATAGTGTATAATGGTCACCCTTAATTATTTCGGTTTGTGTACCATCAGGATGTATCTCGTAAGAGGTGCCTGTCTTATGTCGTTGGTGTATTCGTTCATTGTCTGGCGTATCATCATATTCCATTATATGGCCACTCTCTGATTCAAATACTCTATTGTACGGATAGACCGTTGCGTAAGGTATTTCTGGTTGGTCAAATGTGTCACCATCTGACGCAGCTATACTACTACCATCGGCCGCCGTGACTGGATTAAAGTCTGCGGTGGCCACACCAGTTATTCTTGTAGACCTACGAAGTGTAAGGGATAGGTGTGGATTGGTCTCCTCTGCGTCCTCCTTGAGATTGACAGCAAGTCTGTTCGTATCTACTTCATCCTTGTACTTTGGATATACACCGTTAGGGTCATAAAATCCTTTGTCTGTATTTGCCAACTCAAATGGCCGGCCAGGTATACTACCACATACAACTGGTTCTTGCATACTGTCACCATCTCTAAAGTAACCAAACACCCAACTTCCCTCTACTAGAAAACTCGGCGAATGGCCTAGACCTGATATACTTGCACCAGTCACAGGCATTACGCATTGTGACCATGGTAAGTCGGCCGTTGGTAAATCGGTCTTATTATCTGTATGAATGCCGATACAACGCACCTTCACTCTTCCGAGGTATTGAGGGTCCATTCTGTCTTCTACGACACCAGTAAACCAATTAAATCCGTTACGGCCTGCAAAATTTTTATCTGTAGTCATTTTATTTTTCTCGATATATTGTTTGTTTTAATACGCTAGCCATACGCATTTATGAACCATTTACTCCACTCTTACGCAAGACTGACTTTATCTTTGAGTACCATGTTAAACCCTTGTTCTTACTTACATTTCTAACTGCGTAAAGGTCATCTTTAGTCATAAATGTATAGTCTTTTAGTTCCTCATAGAGGCCACTCTTACCCTTATAAAAGAAGGCATACTTTAATTGATAGTATTTCTCTATTACACTTTCAACACTCATTGTTTGTCTTCCTTTGGTTCACATTGTTGGCAACATTCAGTTGTTCCACAGTTAATATGTATATCTTTGTCAGGTAAAGGTTGTGATGGCCATTGTACTGGCGATTTCTTACTGTTTTCTGTATTCTTTATAGTGTCACTCATTTGTTCTATGCCTTTCTCTATCTATTGCCTCTGACATGGCCATTATACATGGCTATGCTCGGAAGCGTCGGAAACTCTCTAATCTCAAAGTTCATCTAAATCATATAAAGATATAGCTTCTGCTTTATCTTCCTTTTTTTCTAATACTTCTAATCCCTCTGGCATTTGTGTAGGTACACTATCTTTAACAGCACGAATATTCATTGTGTGTTTTTGATTTACTACATCAAAGTTATGTTTTAATGATAGTAATAAGTATCGCCCACTATAATAAGGGTTTAGTTTTTGTGCTTCGTCATGTGCAACAGGACGCTGGTCAGGTAATGCAAAACTTATCATCTCACCTACATTTATTCTTGTCTGTCCTGGTACTGTCATTAACAAGTGAAAGTTTGCTAATTGAGCTCTTTGTGTTATCTTATGTGGTATTATATCTTCAGGTGGTGTAAACTCATAGTCGTTATGTACCTTTTTTGTATCTACTACTGACATTAACTTAGCCATAGGGTAGTCTGAAAATGCCTTTTCTTCTTCTAAAAATACTAATGGTCTTAAATACTTTTCGGTCACCTTACCACCATCTTCGTGTTCAGTATGAAAATATGCACCAAAATTGTCATGGTAATCATAATCAAATGTTTTAATTTGTTTATTATATATGTCATGCGTAATAAGTCGATTTGCATATAAACCAGCGTTTAATTCTTCTAATGTATTTACTACATCTACAAAAGAATAACTATCTGGCGACTGTAAATCTTTTTCTACATCTATGTTTTTATCTGGTGTACGCACACTAGCAGGTTGCATTGCGTAAGCTTCAGTAATAGGTCTTGCTGTATGACCACCCATAGCCATCATGGATTCAAAACTTCTAAAATTAAAACCACCTGTGTCTTCATAAAATAGATAACCTGCGTTTGTATAGTTCTTTGCGATAGCATGGTTACATAAAAACTTTATTGTCTTAAATGGTTTTAAATTTGGTATAACAAACTTTGTATTAGTAGCAGTAGGTTCTACAACTAAAGACTTTGTACTACCTAAAAACTTATCATCTTTTACAATCTCATTGACCATATTTTCTATTGGTCCTTCAAATGCTTTTGATATTCTTGTTATACTATTTTTAATTGCTTCTTTACTTGTAAAGTGTATTCTATAAACTTGTGTTCTTGCTGTACCGCCTGAATTACGAATCTTATCAACTTTATATACATTTAAAGTATTACCTAATGCTTCTATATATTTTATTTCTGGTTGACCTGGTGTAAATACATGAAGTTCTATTCTTTCATTGCCTGTAAGAGGCAACATAGTTCTAAAATCTTGTCCATCAGCCACATCTATACTACCATTAATACATGGCATAGTAACATCTTCTATTAAAGAAACGGTCATTGTTTGTGGAAGTATATTAGCACGAAAGGCTTTCTCGCTACCCTCTGCTTTTCTAAATGATATGATGTTACAGGTTTTTAATCTAAAATCACCTGCGTAATTGATTATGTTATCTTTGTTGTCTGAAGCTGCCATATCTCATTATCTTTTTACTAGTGATTCAAATTCATCTATGAACAATTGTAAATATGCCTGGTCAAGCAATTTAATTTGTCTTTTTTGGTCTTGTATTCTTGATTCGTATTCATAATTAGATACAGATTGTCCGTCTGCGTCTGTACTATTTACTTCTACTTTATATGAAAAGTCACCAGGTCCATTACCATTTGTTACACCACTTGTTTGGTCTTTTTCATAATGATGTACTGCACCTGGATTATCGTACTTTTGTTTTACATATTCCTCAAATGCACTATTTGTTAATGGCCAGTCATAAAATCTATCTGTAATATCATTCATTAAACATATTACCAAAAAATAATCTGTACTGCCAAAGTGTTTATATGATATACTTTCTGGTGTGTCACCATCTTGTACATCATAAGAAGCAAACATAGCTAGATTGTCTTTGATACCATCTCTGACTTTTAATCTTCTAAAAATATCTGTAACTACTTTTTCATTGCCTGTATTAGCAATGTCATATAGTCTTTTAGGGAATGTTTCAAAGTATTGTGGCATTTTTAATATCCGTCAACTATTTCTCGTTTTGTTAATATTGTTGTTTCTGTAAATGTTAGTGATAATGATATATTTACTGGAGCTGCGCCTTCATTATCAAACTGTCTAAATGTTTGAAAGTTATCTCCACCATAATCTACTTCAACACTATTACATACACATCTACTTAATTCATGTAAGTAATTATTCTTTTGGTCATTGTAGGCATAATGTATTTCAAACTCTGATGGTACTCTAAAGTATCTACCACCACTTGCCATATCTAACTCGGGGTGCATATGAAATTTGAAAAACTTAATTATCTTTTGTACTGTTTGTGCCTCTTGTTTGTTTCTTGCCATTAAACTAAATGTATAACTAAACTGTCTAGGATTAATTCTTTCAAATACTGCCTCACTAAAATTGTTTTCAGCAGTAGCAGTTACTTTTGTTATTGCACCACCTATGTCACCTAAACCTGCAGCTTCACCTAAACCTACTGCCATTTTTCTAGCAGCAGTTAACATACCACCACCAATGCCTTTTAAAAATTCATTTACCATACCAGATGTATCACTAGCTGCCATTGCTTTTGATACTGTGCCTGCCATCATACCTGCAAGACCTAATTCACTATGACCTGTTTCTGCACTATAACTTGCCTTAATACCTGGTGGCATATACAATGCAACACCGCCTGTTACTGTACTATGTGTTTGTAAACCACCTGTTAATACACTATTAGCTGCTGGTCTACCAATTGATATTGGTTCACCGCCTCGTCTTGTTTTTAATTTTTTAATCTTGTAACTAGTACCAGTTTTTTGTGCAAAATCTTGGTTGCTATCGTACTTATCTTCACTATCAATAGCAAGACCTTTATTCTTTTCGTAAAATTCTTTGTCAATAGATTTTAATGACTTATTATTTGATATAGAATAGAATATCATGTAATGGCCACCATCTTGGCCTAGGTCTTCTGGAAACTGTATGTGTTGAAACTCTAAAGGGTTTCTTGTTAAGTGTGCTGTAGGCGATTTACTATGGTCTAATTCTAATGGATTTTTCTTTAATAAATCAACAGCGGCCGCTTTGGGGTTTTGAGATATACCTCTGCTACTGCCTAAGAATGAGCTGGCTGCACCTATGATTTGACTTAACTTAATTGATGGCATATAAATAATCCTAACTATTATGTAATATTTATAAGAGAAATGACAATGGCATACAAAGGAATATATAAACCAACCCACCCAAAGAAATACGCTGGTGACCCTAATAAAATCATATATCGGTCTAATTGGGAGCGTAAGTTCATGGTATACTGCGATAGAAATGATGATATAATTTATTGGGCAAGTGAAGAATTAGCAATACCATACTATAGTCCCATTGATAAGAAAGTTCATAGGTACTTTCCCGACTTTATCATAAAAACTTCTAAAGGCAAGCGTTTTATGATTGAAATAAAACCTGCCAAATATCTTAAACCACCTAAACCTCAAGCAAAAAGAACAAAACGATTCTTTGGTGAACAAGTTGAAT